TTAGTCCAATCTGTTCCCAAGAATAGTTCCCTCATCTTCAATTCTCCTTAAAAAGGTAGCCATAAAAGGCTCAGACCTCTTATGGCTACTTATTCGTGGTGGGCCATTAAAGAGCTTACTAGAACTTTCAAAATCGTCATTTTCTTTTGAATCTACAAGGCTTTCCGTTACCTCTGTAGGCTTGTCTGTCGCATTGAAAAACACTGTCAGCCGATCATCATACAGATAAATCGCATTGACAAGAACGGTTATGAGGATACGCCGAAAGTCTATATCGTCAAAATCGCCGTCCCTAAGTTTTGAGAGGAAATGAGTTACATACTCGCTAGTCAAATCCATGTGTCGAGCTTTTTCTAAAACTAATTGCCGCTCTATATCCTCTAGCGTGTCCTCTAGCTTTGATAGCTCTTCTAATAGTGTGGCCGCCGCCTTTCCGTGCTTCAGTGCTTCCACAAGATTTGCTTTCTGCTTTTGAGTATCCCGGCGTAACTTCTCAAAGCGTTTATAATCAGCGTCTTGCCTTTCCTCTTTGCAGATCGTTTCAATGGTATTTGCAATTTCGGAGATTTTTTCATCAGTGAGATGCGCCCGCGCAAGACGAATTACACGATCTTCAATATATTCTTTTCGCACGTTCTTTTTATTACACTGTTTTGCCATAGCCTGTTTACAGCTATAGTAAAAATGTTTCCTGCCCGTGCCGGATGTACCAGAAATGCCGATCATCATACTACGGCAGTGACCGCAAAATAGCTTAGTTGTTAATAAGTATTCCTCTTTCGCTCTCGCTCTAGCGGGGGCGGTTTTGTTTTTTGCCATGATCTCACCAACCTTATAAAAGAGTTCATCCGATACTATGCGCGGGATGGCTCCCGGCGTTTCCGCACCTTTGTAGATGTATGTGCCTATGTACTTCTTGTTGACTAGCATTACTTGGAGGGAGTTTTTATTAAACTTACCACCCTTGGCCGTCCTAATCTGCTTTTCGTTCAGATAATCAGTAATTTCCTTAACCGTGCGCCCAGCGGCGTACATCTCAAATATCTGTTGGACATAGTGAGCTTTTTCGCTATCAATCAAAAAGCGGCGGTTTTCGTCCACTTTAAACCCGAAAGGAATTACCCCGCCAACCGAAAGGCACTTAGAGGCGTTTATGTCCATACCACGCCGCACCTTTTGCGACAACTCCGCGCTGTAGTATTCGGCCATGCCCTCTAGTACGGCCTCCATCAATACGCCGCTTGGGTCATCGGCTATATTCTCGCGGACAGACACCACGCGCACACCGTTCTTTTTGAGCCTTGCCTTATATGTGGCACTATCGTACCTGTTCCGGCTAAACCGGTCAAGCTGATAAACGAGAATTACATCAAAATACTTTTTCCCGCTATCCTCAACCATGCGTAAAAACTCCGGCCTACTATCCGTTTTAGCGGAGCGGGCGCGGTCAGTATATTCACAAACAACGGCATAACCCTCTCGCTCTGCATACTCATAACAGGCCGCAAGTTGACCCTCAATACTTTGATCTGTTTGCTTTTCGCTGGAATAGCGGGCGTATATGACGGCGCGGGTCACTTGTTACCACCCTTTTTAGAGTTACCTTTTTCAACCACAAACCCATCCGGTGAAGTGGACGCACTTATCCCAATGCTTGCGTGGCCGGAAAGTTCAACAACCTGTTTCACTACAGACTGAACGCTATCATTTGATAAGAGATACTTTATGAAAACGTCAATATCATCCACAGAGGCATCACCAAGCACATCAGCAAGCCTTTTTAAGTCGTTCGCAGTTAAACGACTGAGAGCTTCAAGAATTCGCCCTTGCTCTTCCCCGAAGTTATCTTTCAAGTCGCTAATTTGAGTTGAAACTCGAACAGATAAACAGTCGAATACTAAATTGGGATCACCAAGAGCATCCGCTACTCGTTGGAGCGTTTCAAGTGTTGGGTTGCGTTCATCACGTTCAAGCTGGCTTATATTTACATACGAAATTTGCATTTTATCGGCAAGTTGCTTTTGTGTTAAGCCTTTCGATTTCCTAGCCGCTTGTATTTGCTTTCCAATAGTCACGCTATCACCTCTTTAACACTATATCATAACTTTGAAAAAAATCAAAGTTAAAACTTAAAAAAACTATTGACCAAAGTTATAACTTATGGTACCATGATCTTGATCTAAAGTTATAACTTAAATTTCGGAGGTGACACAATGAGAATTGATAAAGCAAAACTGGCCTATGAGCTTGCCAGCCGCGAGTGGCGGCAGAAAAAACTAGCCGAATTGTCAGGCGTGTCTCGCGCTACGGTTTCCGCTATCTCTTGCGGAAAGACCATTGCACCAGAGACAGCGCGTAAAATCGCGCAAGCCCTTGATATGCCCGTTGAGGCACTTGTTGAAGGGGCGCGGCCATGAATACCACTACATCCATCAACAAAACCGGAATACCCACGCCCGCGCTCCGGGACTTGGCCGCCATGATTCGGCGACATTATGAAAAGTCGGAGAACTTGGCCGAATTTGAAGCATGGAGGGCGGCGCGGCAAGATGCTGCGCTAAACGTGGACAAGCAAAACAAGCAGTAATTTTTTGGAGGGAGACAGGCATGAAACTAAAACCAAATCAACACCTTGTATGCATCGGACAAACAGCACTCAGAGGCCCGGACGGTACACCGCTGCCATCTGTTCCCATGTACATTATCGCAGACAAAAGCACGGTCAATCCAAAGACAGGACATACACTAGGCGAAGCGGAAACACTGGATGATATAGCCGCTGTGCTTGCGCCAATGTTCAAGCAGTACGTAGACGGCGTGGCAAACAGCGACTCAACAGCTACACCGCCGATCACAGGTGCAACCAAAGCCAAAGGGATCTATGATGAAATCCGAGCTGCGCAAAAAATGCTGGATTCGCATTATGATTTAGGCGCAAGTGAAGCTAAAGAGCTTATACGCATGGGAAGCGAGAACTATGAGTTAGTGTATAACGCCTTTCTTTTAGGCTACCAGCGAGGTAGGAAAGCGGAATATTTTAAGCAAAAACACAGACGTAAAAGCAAAGGAGCAAAATAATGAATACAAGATTTGAAGCAATAAGCAAAGTTGAAACTCAAAACATAAACCTTGACCGCGCCCGCGCCGTACTACAAATGGCCATTGAGGAAGTTGAAAGCTGCACAGATAACCAATATATGCGCACAAAGCTTCTCACACACTTATTGCACGCTTCAGATGACGTGCTGCATGAGGTATCAATAGGTTTAACAACTGCTACGAATGAGCTACTTACCAGCCATAGGGCCGATGAGAAGCGATGACTGGAAACAATGATACAAAGATCACATTTAGGCAATTCGACCCCGTAGAGTTTGAAAAAATATTTACCAACGCCAAACCGGGTACACAATTCCTTTTTGGGTGTTCGCCAAACTTGGACGGTTCGGAAGAATTGAGAGAGGATTTCGAGGATTTGTTTTTTGAAGATTCTGAACAATAAAAAAACGACCATTCAAGCCACTAACTTGAATAGCCGTTGATCTTATGGCTGCTCACGCACCAAAAAATAACACTAACATTATATCGCGTGAGCAGCCTTTTGTCAAGTGCGAAAGGTGAAAAAATGCAGAGAATTAAACGCCGGACGCTTTCGGGAAGCGTATGCGAACAGGAGATTTTTACAGTGGCGGCTAATTGCAGAAATTTAAAAAACGCAGAACCGCGAGAGCGGTTTAAGACGGAAGCGGAGCGGGAACAACACCGCATAGACATATCCCGCCGCCATCATGCCAGAATATTCAATACCAATTTTACGCCGCAGTCTCTATATACAACGCTAACACTAGATAACGACCATGAAGTACACACGTTCGATGAAGCGGACAAGATCAAAGATTTATACATACGCCGACTACGCCGCATCAATCCAGACGCACAAATTATTTTTTACATGGGGCGAGGAAAAAGCACTAACCGCATTCATTTTCACATGGTATCTAACGGGATAAGCGCGGAAGCTATACGCGAAAAGTGGAAAGCCGGAAAAATAATCCGCATAGAAAACTTGCGAGAGCGCAACTATTATAACGGCGTGGATCACGGACGGGATTACACTGGACTTGCTAATTATCTGTTCAACCACTGGACACAAGAGCAGGGCGGCCATCGTTGGAGGGGAACACGAAATTTAAGACAGCCAGAGCGGGAGGAACCGACTGTTATCAAGCGGGAGTATTCAGCAAGTAAGCCACCGCGCCCGCCAAAAGGATATAGACTAGTGGAATATCGAAGTAATCAATACGGATACCAGTATTTCAAGTACGTCAAAGACGCAGACGAACGCCCGCAGCGCATGAGGTGCTAAACGGGCAGACAGGGCAAGGAAATTGTCAGGTATGACAGTTTTCTAAGCCTTGTAAATAAGTAAGGTTATACGACAAATGCAGTTTTGCGCTTGCTGAAAGGAGCACTATTATGATTTATAGGACATGCCTAACTTGTGGGGCAAATAATGATCCGGGGGAGCGTTGCGACTGTCAGCGACAAGAAATTCGCAACGATCCGCAAATAGACCAAAGAGAGGAGCGGCAGGATGGGAAGCATATTCAAGCGCATATTCCAAAAGAGACAGACCGCCGCTAGTGAGACAACCAGCGCAGAGATTTTAAGCGGCGGCATAAATGTTTTTACTGCATGGAGCGGGGACGCTTACGCGAACGACATTTACCGGGGTGCAGTAGACAGCATAGCACGGAATGCCGCCAAGCTCAAAGGCTCACACGTGATTAAGCACCAAGACAACACACGAACCGAGGGCGACCATAAACTCAACCGCTTATTACAGATTGAAAGTAATCCGTATATGAGTGCATTTGACACGCTATATAAGCTTGTAACTCTTTATTTTCTATATAACAATGCTTTCGCGTTCCTACAAAAAGATGATCGAGGGAACATGACAGGCATTTACCCGCTTAACCCTCTGCATGTTGAATTTAAGAGCGACCCGGCCGGGGTCCTATATTGCCGCTTTTTGTTCACAGGCGGAAAAGAGGTTACTTTACCATATGACGATATTATACACTTGCGCCGGAATTTTAACGCAAACGATCTTTTAGGCGATTCAAACGCAGCCATACTCCCAACTTTGCAATTAGCTCACACACAGAATGAGGGAATTACAGCTGCAATTAAGAATAGCGCACATATCAGAGGCATTATTAAAACTCCTGTGATAATGAATAACGATGCTCTAAAAAAGCAAAGAGATTTGTTTGTAAAAGATTATTTAAATGTTTCCAATAATGGCGGCGTGTTGGCATTAGCGGCGCAATTCGATTATACACCTATTGAACACAGTCCGCACCCGATTGATGAAAAACAATTAGAAACCGTCAAGACAAAAATATATGACTACCTAGGTGTGTCAGAAAGCATTGTAAGCAGTTCATACACAGAAGATCAATGGGCAGCGTTTTATGAAAGCACTATAGAGCCTATTGCATTGCAGTTAAGCCTAGAGTTTACGCGGAAAGTTTTCAACGACCGGGAGCGGGCTTTTGGTAATGCAATTCAGTTTGAAAGCGGACGTTTTCAGTTTAGTAGCAGTGCCACAAAAATAAGACTGATTAAGGAGCTTATGGGGTACGGCTTGCTAACAATCAATCAAGCGTTAGAAATACTAAACTTACCATCTGTGGAGGACGGGGACAAACGCTTGACAACTCTAAATGTTGTGAACGCTGAACTAGCCGACAAATACCAGCTTACTAAGGCGGGGTTGAAATTCAACAAGGAAGATGGAGAGGATTTTGATGACAAAAAAACGCCTTGAGGAATACCGACCTTTGAAAGGTGAGCTTGAGCTACTAAATGAAAAATATGATCCATTCTCCCTATTTTCAATAAGCGAGGACGCTAAACAAGCTCTTGGTATCAACGTAGATAAGAAAATTAGCAAGATAAGACGCATAAGACGTGACAGGGCCGAGCGGGTACAAAAGGAGATTTCAGAGATAGAGCACTTCATTGAAAGCATTGAAGATGATTTTATACGGCAGGTCATTGAGCTTCATTACGTTCAAAGATTGTCCTATAGAGTTATATCAAAAAAATTGTATGGCCGCACTAATCCTAGCACACCGGCAGTAATGATCACAAGATATTTAAAGCGCATCGGAGGAGCTACAGAACATGATTATCGCGGTTGATTTTGATGGGACACTAGTTGAAAATCTTTACCCCAAAATAGGGTTTGCAAAGAGGGATGTTTTTGACTATGTAAAAGCGCGGAAAAATCAGGGCGACACAATTATTTTGTGGACTTGCAGAGAGGGCGAATTACTAGAGGATGCTTTATCATTCTGCAAAGAAAATGACCTGATCTTCGATCATGTGAACGACAACGCCACAAGGGTAACAAAGGCATTTGGCAATAACTCCCGAAAAATATATGCCGACATTTACATAGATGACAAAAGTTTGTCTTCCATAAAACATAGCACAAGGAGCAGAACAACTATGAAAGAGCTTAGAATTTGTGAGATACGGGCGGACGCGGCGGCAGACGCGAAGACCCTTATCATAACAGGTATGCCGATCATGTACGACACGCCCACAGTAATAAATGACAAAAAAGGACAGTACACGGAAATTATACGGAACGGGGCGTTAGACAGCGCGGACTTGTCAGATGCAAGGTTACTCTACAACCACGATTTGAACAAGGTTCCGCTTGCCAGGACACCTAAGACAATGCAATTGATACGCGATCCGGCAGGGTTGCGCATGGTTGCAGATTTACCGGACACGCCAGAGGCAAAAAGCGTACATACGGCAGTTGTGCGCGGCGATCTATCAGGTATGAGTTTCGCCTTTACCGTCCCCAAGGGGGGCGATAGGTACGATCCGGCAACCAACACACGCGAGATATTTAAAATCTCGAAGATTTACGAGGTTAGCATCGTGCCGTTTCCGGCTTACCCTCAGACTAGCATTGAAGCGCGATCAGCTATGCAGGAAAGCGCAAGAGTGGAGCGGGAGAAACAAGCGGCAATTATCACAGCCAATACTATCATGATGAAAGAGGTATAGAGATGAATTTCAAAACGATTGCGGAAGCATTTAACCATTATAGAACGGCTACCGTGGAGGAAATAGAAACGCGGGCGGCAGAGATCAGAGGGCTTATCCAAACAGACGCGAACGCCGATATTGCGACCCTAAATATCGAATTGAGCGGGCTGAAACAGGCAAAAGAAAACACTTTAAGCAGGAGCGGGAGCACAAGCGGAGACCTGATCGGGGGGCAAGCGACACAAGGCGCATTTAACCCTATTACAGGAATGGAGCTTAGAAGCGATCCGACAAATGCCGCGCAGGACTGCGATGACATATTCGCCAGCCGGGAGTATCGAAACGCTTTCCATAGATTTATGCTCAATCAACCACTATCCGGTGAAGAATCAGCAGTAATGGAGCGGGCGCGGCAAACGCTCATCACCGAGCGGCGGGATAGCTTCATCTCCACCAGTTCTAACGCAGCGGTCATCCCAACCAACATGTTAGATGAGATTTTCCGCCTAGCCGCAACCGAGGGTGGCATTCTCCAGCATGTGCGGCGGTTCGATATTCCAGCCAATGTAGCCGTTCCTGTTGCAACACCTAGCGCAATGGCTGAATGGCACAAAGAAGGCACGGAAGTAGACCCGGACACTGTAGAGCCGGAAAAGGTCACATTTGCCGGATACGAGCTAATGAAAGTGTTCTCCATATCGGCGGCGGCGCGGTCAATGAGCCTATCGGCCTTTGAATCGTACCTACAACAAGAGTTAAATCGTACGATGGTTACGGCCCTGCAATATGCCACTGTCAATGGTACTGGGAAGGGGCAGCCCGTGGGCTTATTGAACAACGGGGTAATAAAGAATACAATAAGCGGAGCGGGAAGCTATCAGGACTTCGCTAAAGCTCTTGCAAGTCTAAAGCGCGGCTACTCTATGGGTGCAATGTGGGCAATGAACAACGCAACACTATATAATCGAGTTGCGGCTATGGTAGACGCAACCGAGCGACCTTTGCTTAACAGAGCAACGGAGAGCGCGGCAAACCGCATTTTAGGTAAGTCTATTGTGGTAGATGATTTCTTGCCGGATGATGTTGTGTTACTGGGTAACTTCCAGTATTACGCGGTAAATTATCCGCAGTCAATCATGTTGGAAGTGAGCCGGGATTCCAGCTTTAGGCGTGGGCTTATAGACTACAGAGCTATGGCAGTCGCGGACGGAAAACCGATTATCAACGAGGCATTTGTCAAGCTGGATTTAAACAGCAAAACAGAGTAAAGGGTACTTGATATGGCACAGGACTACGCAAAGCGATTCTATAATAGTGTGCAGTGGAAAAGAGCACGAGAATTGTACATAAAAAGCCAGCATTACATTTGTGAGGATTGCGGCGGTATTGCTTGCGTAGTCCACCATATCATAACCATAACACCAGCTAATATAAACGATCCAGAGATAACGCTTGGAGCAAGTAATTTAAAAGCCGTGTGCAAGGATTGCCATGCAGACGCGCACGCAGGGAGAACCAAATTAAGTGGCATATCATTTGATGAAAATGGAAATGTGATAAAGCAAGCTAATGTCTATCTCGTATGTGGCAGTCCAGCAAGCGGTAAGAGCACCTACGTAGCAGCGAATAAAACTAATAACGATCTAATTGTTGATTTAGACTACATTTGTGCCGCGTTGATGGGTGAGCCGGATAACATGTATTTAGACAATGAACCAATACTAAGCGTAGCCCTAGAAGTGCGGACACTTCTGTATAATATCATTAAGGCGCGGCGCGGTAAATGGAGAAAGGCTTTTGTCATTACAAGCATTGCAAACGTCACAGAACAAAAGGTCATAGCAAACGAATTAAACGCAGAAATCATACTGATTGATACGCCACTTGAAGAATGCTTAAAGCGACTCCGCAACGACCAACGCCGAGTGAAGCGCGTGGGATTGTTCGAGGGGCTGATACACAAATGGCACAGGGAATACACAGTCTAAATTTGAAAACACCCCCACTGCTTGCAATCGGCAGTGGGACAGAACACCGCACCCGAACTTTTTGAAACCCCTCCGCAGAATTCGCACATGAGGGGGGGTACACAGAGCCGGACAGGGCGCGGCGTGGATGTCAACAGGTAGACCTATAGGGGGGATTTCGATTGAAAATACAAGAAGATAAGGCCCTTTCCAAGGATTTACGGGAACTTAAAAAGCTCTCAAAACAAGTGCCGGATGATCGGAAAGTCATAGCCGAAAAACTCATAAAAGAATTAGTTTTTATGGCGAAAACACTCACGGAATTAAGGGGAGCGGTTGAAAAAGATGGGCCGATTGACCTCTTTAAACAAGGGCGGCAGGAGTTTAAGCGGGAAAATCCGGCCCTTAAAGCCTATAACATGATGATCCAGCGGTATAGCCTACTTAATAGACAACTTACCGATCTGCTACCGAAGCCGCAAATTACAGACAGGAATAAAGAGGAACTCATTGAATTTTTGAAAAACAATCTTTAGGGCGGGTCTACATGAATTATATTCTTGAGTATTGGGGTGAGATTGAGCGCGGCGCGTGTGTTGTTTCGGCGCGGATTCGGAAACAGTATGAAAAGCTGGTTGACAATATTCGCAATCCAAAAGGCGGCTACATATTTAGCGAAAAGCGGGCAATGGTGCCTATTTCCTTTATTGAGCGGTTCTGCAAACACTCAAAAGGAGAATGGGCGGGGAAACCCGTAACGCTGGAACTGTTTCAAAAGGCGTTTATATCTGCACTGTTCGGCTTTGTGGATAAGGATACAGGATTGCGGCAATACCGTGAAGCATTATTTTATGTGGCGCGTAAGAACGGAAAAAGCACCATGTTAGCAGGGATCGCCCTGTACATGCTTATTGCTGATAATGAAATGGGTTCCGAGGTTTACGCCGTTGCTACGAAAAAGGATCAAGCCCGCCTTATATTTGACGAAACACACAACATGATCCGGCAAAGTCCGCAATTGCGCGATTATCTAAAAAAGCGCAAAACGGACATATTTTTTGAGGCAAATCTTTCAAAATTCCAGCCGCTAGGGAAAAACAGTGACACGCTGGACGGCTTAAATGCCTCTTGTGTTATCATTGATGAATTGCACGGTATAAAAGACCGGAATCTATACGATGTGATGAAGCAATCACAAAGCGCACGGCGGCAACCGCTCTTAATCATGATTACCACAGCCGGGACGGTTCGGGAGTGTATCTTTGATGATATGTACTCCTACGCCTGTAATATCGTTGACGGTACTTTCACAGATGATGCATTTTTGCCGATCCTGTATGAACTTGATGAACGGGAGGAATGGACAAGCCCCGGCGCATGGCAGAAAGCTAACCCGGCATTAGGTTCAATAAAAAAGCTTGAAGATTTAAGCGGAAGAATAAATAAAGCAGAAAACAGCCCCAACGATCTAAGCGGGATACTTGTTAAGGACTTCAATATCCGCGATACGGTAAGTACAGCGTGGCTTACGCTGGATGATATTATCAATGAGGAAACTTTTGATATTGAACAGTTCCGCAACTGCTACGCAATCGGCGGAGCCGACTTATCCCGCACGGGGGATTTGACGTGTGCCACTTTGTTATTGCTGGAACAAGGCACATTGAAGCGGCATGTGCTACAAATGTATTGGTTGCCAGAGGATAATTTTGAAAAGCGCGTGAAGCAAGATAAAATACCTTATGATAAATGGCGTGAGCGGGGACTTTTGCGGCTGTGCATCGGAAATACAATAAACTATGCAGATGTCACAGCGTGGTTTTTAGAGATGGCTAATCAATATCAGATTTATCCGCTTTGGGTTTATTATGACAGTTGGAGCGCAACATACTGGGTTGAGGAAATGAATGCCAATGGCTTTATAATGGAGAGATGCATACAAGGAGCTAAAACGCTATCACTCCCAATGCAGACGCTGGGCGCGGATTTACAAGCCAAAAAGATAAACTACAACAATAATCCAATTCTTGCGTGGTGCTTGACTAATACAGGCGTTCAAACAGATCGTAACGGGAACATTGTACCGATCAAAAATCAATCAGCGAAACAACGCATTGACGGCACCGCAAGTCTTTTAAATGCCTATGTAGGCTTTAACGAGCATTATAATGAGATCGTGAATCTGTTTCAGGGGAGCAAATAGCATGGGTACAGAGTTCACTAATGAGGAATTGGCGTTGAAAATCCAAGCCGGGGAGCGGGAATATTTAGAAGTGCTTTGGGAGCAAATAAAGAAGTTTGTAATGAAGTTAGCTTATAGGTATAATTGGATTTGTGAGCGGTGGCATTTTGTTGATGTAGAGGATTTTATACAGTGCGGCTATTTTGCGATGGCTTACGCAGTGGAACACTATAACCCGAAAAAGGGCATGAAATTTTTATCATATTTCAGCTTCTGGTATAAATCTCAAATCTATATTGCAGTTGCCGGGAGAAAAGTAAGAGAACTGCCACCACCGACACGCTCACTTAATGAGACTGTAGACGGTGAAGAAAATCAGGCAGAGCTTATAGACCTGATTCCAGATTTCAGAGCAGAGCTTGAAGAACTGATAGTGAATGAAGAGGTTAGGGAGACCGTCAGAAAAGAGATAAACAAACTCAAAGAAATTGAGGCGAGAATTATTTATCTCACATACTTTCAAAATATGACTACAAAAGAAGCATCCTATGAACTTAATATATCTGAGATGGACGCTACACTACATAAGCGCAGGGCGCATAATAAACTTGGGATTACGAAAGAGATAAACCAGCTTTATGATGCTCATTTTGCCTAA